TTAGGCGATGGGTCGGCAAAAGAACAGGTAATTTGGGGACACATTGATGATATTAGTTTGATTGAATCCCACGCAAAAAGTTTAGGTTATGAAACTGTACGTAAACACGACAAAAAAAATACATGGTCTATACGTATTTATGGTTTGTCGGCGCAATTAAGAAGTTTAGGTGTTTTTGGAAATAAACACGTTCCGAATATATATTTGCGCGCATCAATAGAGCAAAGGCTCGCCCTGTTGCAAGGCTTGATGGATACGGATGGATATCAAGACAGTAAAGCGGCTGAATTCTGTAATACAAACCTCAGAATAGCTGAAGCGGTATACGAACTGGCGGTTTCTCTCGGTGAAAAGCCCGTAATGAAAGAGAGCAGGGCGAAAATATACGGCAAAGATTGCGGTGAAAAATATAGGATTACATGGAGATGGAATCGCTTTAACCCATTCCGTATGGAAAGAAAGCGAGGACGTTTGGATGCCCCAAACAACCAGTCATTTAAACATGGGCATCGGATGATTTTATCAATTGAGCCTATTGATCCTAAGCCAATGAGATGTATAACGGTTGACAGCCCAAGTCGTCTGTATTTGGCTGGCGAGGCTATGATACCGACGCACAATACTAGGCTAGCTGCGGAGACGCTATGGTGGTGGGCGTGGAGCAACCCCAAGTGCCGATGTCTGATCCTTGCCCCTACTGCGAATGACTGTAGGCTGACTTGCTTAGAGGGTGAGTCAGGATTACTCAGCGTAATACCGCAGGCATTGGTTGATGACTACAACAAGACCGATATGACGGTGTTCCTAAAGAACGGATCACAGATTAGAGCTATATCTGCGGATACTTACGAGCGCTTACGCGGTCCACAGTTCAGTTATGCCTGGTGCGATGAGCTAGCTGCGTTTCAATACCTTGATGAAGCTTGGGATATGATGATGTTCGGGCTGCGTTTAGGCAAATCGCCGCGAGTGATTGTGACCACCACGCCTAAGCCCAAGGACAAGCTCATTGAGCTGATGGATTCCGAAGACTCTATAGTGGATAGGGCGAGTACATATGAAAACATTGATAACTTGGCTCCAACATTCCAGAAGCAGATTCTTCAATATGAGGGGACTAGGTTGGGGCGGCAGGAGCTCCACGCCGAGCTTATTGACCCTGAAGAGTCTGGTGTGGTCACTAGGGATATGTTCCGTCTCTGGCCTAACGGTAAGCCATTGCCTGATTTTGAGTACATTATCCAATCATACGATTGCGGCTTCAAGGACAAGGAATATAACGATCCTACGGCGGCAACAACATGGGGATGCTTCAAGCCGTTAGACGGGCCGATGGCGGTACTATTGATTGATTGTTGGCAAGAGAAGCTTACGTTCCCTGATCTCAAGCCTAAAGTCATCGAGGAATACCAGAACTCATATGGTGATGGTAAGAAGCAGAAAAGACCGGATTTAATACTGGTCGAGGATAAGGCGGCGGGTATCTCCCTGATCCAAGAGTTGCAGCGAGCGCATTTGCCGGTGAGGGGATGGAATCCTGGGCGGGCTGATAAGATGCAGCGTTTACAGATTGCTGCTACTGTTGTTGCGGCTGGGCGTGTATGGTTACCAGAAAGTAGTGTAAAATCAGGATATGTGCGAGATTGGGTAGAGCCGATGCTGTCTCAGCTTTGCTCTTTTCCAGAGTCTACTCACGATGACTTTGTGGACTCGACTAGCATGGCATTGCGGTTTCTGAAGGACACGGGCTGGCTGGAGATCAATCCTCCACCTAGGGAAGATGACGAGTGGTACGCTGATGACGCAGCCCCGAAGCGGCTGAACCCTTACGCGGTATGATTATGAATATCTCTGATGAATTAGAAAGAATACTAGGCGAGATGGACGAAGACGAGCGGAAGAAATCGGAAGAGTCTAATGTTGCCAAGCAGATTGCACTATTGGCATCGGGTGGCACAGTGCCACATGGCACTAAAAATCCAGACATGATCAGCGAGCTTAAAGCGCAGATGTACGGAGCTGATCCTGTGAATACTAATATGCCCACACAGCAGGATTTTGCCACGCAGTTGATGCAGTACCTAGCGCAGATGTTTGTACCGGGATTGGTGCAGCAAGGGCAATATAATGTCCCTACGGCAGCGCACGGCAACTATGCAGACGTTCCCAGCCATGCATCTGGGGGGAGTATAGGCTACCACCAGCCGGGTAGCTTAGAGCAGAATATGATGGCATTAGGTGGCCATAGAGCGCTACCTATCATTATGGCGTTACATAAGGCTAATGGCGGGAGTATTGACCTCCCAAAGTTTGCTGATGGTGGAGAATTTCGCATGGACAGCGATCCATCAATACCGAATCCTCCAGCCCCTCCATCACTTGCCGGACAGATACCAACAGGACTAACACAAGATGGAGTGCCTCAATTAGCTCCTATAACAGCCACGGTTAAGCGCGATGAAGCTCCTTGGTATGAAGGTCTGCTAGGAGCGGCTGACTTGGGTAAAACTCTGTTAGGCGGCGCTGCGGGCATGGTTCCTGCGGCATTAGAGACAGGTGCTCGAGTGCTTGGCGGCAGCCCTATGAAGGCCGAAGACATCTACGCTCAGGCATTGAGCCATTACACGCCCGATCTGATGACACAGCGCGGTAAGGAGATGGGTGAGGATCTGTCCGACTTTGCTACAGTTACGGCATATAACGCCTTAAAGCGCGAGTATGAGTCTGCTAAAGCAAATCCTCTCCGATACGGAACAGATGTTCTAAATCGAGGCATGATAGCTGGATTGGCTGGCGCTCCTGTAGACATGACTAACGAAGTCATGAAGCTGTTTGGATTAGGATCAGAGAAGCCATTTGGCGGTAGTGAGTCTATTGGATCGGGAATGGAATACATGGGCATGGTAAGCCCTGAGCGTCACATGGTTGGCGAGTTAGGCGCAGGATTGGTAGACCCATTCAGTACGGCTGCAACAGGAGCTAAATTAGCGCACGGCATAACGGCAATGATGCCGTTGATGACTGATCTTAGAAAGAGCAATGAAGCATTGAAAGCTTTAGAACCAGAAGCGGGGACGTTGGGGTCTAATTTAGGTAGCTTGAAAACAAAAAAAGTTACAACAGATATTCCAAATGATTTGTTTGAGGGCCTCAAAGGAAAAGACATAGATCGCGCTATAAAAGCATTTGAATCAAGTCAAAACGGAACTGGAGTGCCCAGAACTGCTGCTATTGTAAGATTAGCAACAAAAGGCGAAGATGATATAGCTTCATCAATGATGAATAACCCAGCATACAAAAAAGTTGGAGTAATTCCTCAATCTGATATAGATAACGCTTTAGAATTTAGAACTAAATATAGACAAGAAGCTCAAACAACTCCGGGTCCAATGGCTAGTGAAGAAGAATGGGCTAACTGGGGAAAACAGCATGGTGTCAATATGACTAGAACACCAGATGTATCTATGGGTATTACAGATCCAACGACGAACCGTGAAATTAAATTTCCTGGAGGGTTAGAAGGTAAATTTACTATTCCAGATCTTTATCATATCAAGGCAAACAATATAGATCCAAATTCTTTGCCTAAAGAAATGCATGATGCGTTAATGCAAAAATTTATTAGAACGCATAATATTGAAAATCCCGATGAAGTTGATATTTTTAATAGGCTTAACTTTGCTTTATTATCACCAAATGCGCCTTTAACTCCAAATGAATTTTTAGCTCAACGCGCTCGAATTACAAATAAAAACGAACTGATGCAACTGGCTGCAATGAAAGATGACCCAGATATCAATAGAAAACTAGCTGAACGTATGGGAACCGGAGCTGCTTCTGTTGGCGGTATGGGAACAGCAGGAACGGCAAATCTTAGTAACCAAGCAGAATTGGCTCATTTAATTTTAACAAAGCCTGAAATGTTTAAGGCAGCGCCAGGAGAGACATTAAGAGATGTTACGTTAAGAGTAATGAACCAAGTTCCCGGACTTGGGCCAAAAACTGCATCACTTGGAACGCCTTGGTTGGATTTGCCAAATGCAAACACAAGTGCAGTTGATTTACATATGATTCGCAATAGTTACGAAAGAATGCTTGATGATCCAGAAGTTGGAGAAGCATTCAGAGATAGAATGGCTGGATTATTAAAAACAGATCCAACAGTCAAAGCAATTATGTCTCAACCAGAATCAAAAAGAGAAGAGGCGGCCATCAATATTATTGGTGGTACTGAATCTATGAGAAAATATAGAATGAAATCAACTGGAGAACTTAATAAAATTCCAGATGTTGCAACTCCAGAAAAGCTTGCTTACGAACCAGAAGTTTTTAGAGATTTTGGTCCGTTCTATAAAAAAGTAGTAGATTACATTGATGAATCACGGGGAACTAATCCTGCGTTAGAGTTATTTCCAGAGCAGTGGCGTTTATGGGACAGATATCGCGGAAGAGTAGAACCCCATGAATTTGCCCATCCTGATTACAAATTATTGCCTAAACAATCTTGGACAGAAATGCAAGATGCTTTGAAAGAACACAAGGCATCTGGTTATACTCAATCAGGAACAAAAATAATGAAACCGTCCGATTGGAGAAAAATGTTTGTCAGTGAAGCTGAACCTCAATCCGATCTAACACAAAGAGCAAATTATGGCTGATGACATCCAAGAAAACGAAGACGGTAGTGCAGACGTAACTCTGCCTGACGAGGACTTAGACATTGAAGAGCAGCCTGATGGTTCTGCTATTGTCCACATGGACTATAAAGGTCCTGAAGAGGACGCCGACTTCTACGAGAACTTAGCTGAGACTATAGACTCATGGGATTTAAGTAAGCTTGCGCTTAAATATACGGATTTTATTGAACGAGACAAGGAAGCCCGTGAAGATCGCGACAAGAAATATGAGGAAGGATTGCGTCGTACTGGCCTTGGTAACGATGCTCCAGGTGGAGCGCAATTTGAGGGGGCTTCTAAGGTTGTCCACCCCGTCATGGCGGAGGCCTGTGTGGATTTCGCTTCCCGTGCGATCAAGGAACTGTTTCCACCAGACGGACCTGTCCGTACAAAGATTCTAGGTCAAGTCACTGAGGAAAAGCAAGAGATTGCTGACAGAAAGCGTGATTATGTTAATTGGCAGCTCACGGAGCAGATAGAAGAGTTCCGCGACGAGCAGGAGCAGCTACTGACTCAGTTACCATTAGGTGGGTCACAGTTCCTCAAGATATGGTATGACGAGCAGAAGCGCAGACCCTGTGTTGAGTTTGTGCCTATCGATAACATCATATTGCCGTTTGCTGCTGCAAACTTCTATACCGCCCAGCGGGTAACAGAAGTACAGGACATTACTGAGTACGAGATGGATACGCGGATCAAGCGCGGGCTATATCGTGATGTGAATATTATCCGTGCCACGATGGAACCGGATATGTCACACGCTGAGAAGGCGAACAACAAGATTGAGGGCAACAAGTATCAGGACAACAAGGACGGTCTACGTCGTGTGTACCATGTGTATACATGGCTAGAGATAGAAGAGGATTCGCGCACTGATGGCGAGATGGCTCCTTATATCCTGATGATTGACGAGTTGGACAAAGAAGTATTGGGTCTGTATCGCAATTGGGAAGATGGCGACGAGACAATGACCAAACTTGATTGGATGGTCGAGTTTAAATTTATTCCTTGGAGGGGTGCATATGCTATTGGTTTACCTCATCTTATCGGAGGTCTTTCTGCCGCTCTTACTGGCGCCTTACGCGCTCTTCTGGACACGGCGCACATAAACAACTCAGCAACGATGCTGAAGCTCAAGGGCGCTAAGATTAGTGGTCAGAGCCAGAGCATTGACGTGACGCAGGTGGTGGAGATCGAAGGCGCTGCGGGTGTGGATGACATCCGTAAAGTTGCTATGCCATTACCGTTTAACCCGCCCTCGCCTGTTCTGTTCCAGTTATTAGGATGGCTGACGGACTCGGCTAAGGGGGTTGTGACCACCGCAGAGGAGAAAATTGCTGACGCTTCTTCTAATATGCCTGTGGGTACAACTCAGGCGTTGATCGAGCAGGGTGCTGCGGTATTCTCGGCTATTCATGCGCGGTTACACGCCTCGCAGAAGAAAGTCCTAATGATTGTAGGGCGTATTAACAGATGGTATTTGGATGATCAGCTGCGCGGTGATGTTGTTGAGGATTTAGAAGTAGAGCGATCAGACTTCAACCGTAATAGCGACATTGTTCCGGTATCTGATCCGCACATATTCTCAGAGACACAGCGTATTGCTCAGATGCAATCTGTCATGCAGATGGCTGGCCAGTATCCGCAGTTGTTTGACATGAAGGCGGTGGTAAGCCGGATGTTGAAGCAGCTTAAGGTTCATGACGTTCCTGAGTTGATGCCTGACTCTGTTAAGCCTATGGAGATGGATGCGGCGGAAGAGAACGCCGCTATGGCACTAGGACACCATGCGTTTGCGTATCCTGGCCAAGATCATTTAGCGCACATTCAGGCTCATATGGACTTTGGCTTAGATCCAGTATTGGGTGGCAATATCTTAATGGGACCGCAGTTCATACCGAATGCATTGGAGCATATCAAGCAGCACATGACATTGTGGTATCGTGACCGCATGGCCGCACATTCTGGCAACAAGACCTATACGTTTGAAGATGGCGATGACAAGAAAGACGTTAAGAAGATTGATCACATTATTGCGATGGCGGCAGAGTCTGTTAAGTCTGAGACGCAAGTAATGATGCCGGTAATTCAGGCGTGTCAGCAGATGATACAGATGTTGCAGCAGTTCTCGCCTCCGCAGCAGCCTCCTCCTGACCCCGCTTCGCAGGCTATGTTGCAGGCTTCTATGGCTGAGACACAGCGTAGAACGCAGCGTGACCAGTTAGATATGCAGATGAAGCAAGCGGAGTTGCAAGCTGAGTTTCAGCGCGAACAAGCGAAAGATCAAATCGAGGTGAGTGAAGCCCAGAAGGATAGGGCTATTGAGGTGGCGTTGAATGCTGAAAACAACTTAACGCAAGAGAGAATGAAAACCGCTCAGGTTATGGCAGATCAATTAAAGACCCGCCAAGAGCAGGAAAAATCGGTGAGTGAGGCAGAAGCTTTAGCTCAAAGAGAATTAACACAATAGTGCCACATGGCACTGGAGATTATCATGGATAAAGAAGTCAAAGAGATTCAATTAGAGCAAGTACGTTATCACAAACGCATGGCAGCAGGTGCGTGGTTGGACGGGGAAGAGATGGGAGAGAAGGGAAGTGCCACAATGCCCGAAGCTAATTCGGATCATGGCAAATTTACAACAGGGATCGACAAGAAGAACGCATGAGATATGTAGAGGACTTCATAGGCGCTGTAAGGGCGCGGAAGGTTGAGGTATCCAATTCATTGGCGCAGGGTAACGCGGCTGATTATGCTGGCTACCAAAGACTTTGTGGAGTCATACAGGGATTGCAGGATTCTTTAGATATTTTAGAGAACCTATTAAGGGAAGAAGAAGATGAGTGATTTACCGGTGGCTGTTGACCCAGCCGAATTAGAAGCGGCATTTCCGCTTGTGGAACCCGGTGCGAAACCTCTTGGGGCGCGTATTTTGGTACAACTGAGACAAGCAAAGGAACGGGCTACAAAGTCTGGGATAGTGTTAGTTGAAGAAACCAAGGCGACTGAAAAGTGGCAAAACATCGTTGGGAAGGTGATTGAGATTGGACCTCTGGCATTTAGAAAGCGGGACACAATGGAACCGTGGCCAGAAGGTGCGTGGTGTAAAGCAGGGGATTATATTCGCATTCCAAAATGGGGCGGCGACCGCTGGGAAGTACTTATTCCCGGCAAGGACAAAGAGTTCGCTGAGTTTGTAGTAATCAATGACCATGAAGTGATTGCCCAGATAACTGGCAACCCACTACTTGTTAAAGCGTTTGTCTAGGAGGTCGTATGGAAGAGCAAGTCATGTTGATCCAAGAGGATCAGGATGGCGGTGCTACGGTTGAGTTGCCGAAGGATTTAATTCCAGAAGCAGGGGAAGCCGCGCCCGTCGCAGAAATATCAAATGAAGAAGACGAAGATGAAGCTGCTGAGAGAGCGGAGATAGAAGCTAACGGTGAGGTAGATCCTGAAGCCGAGGCTATTCGTCAAGCCAAGCGTGACAAGCGTAAGTCGCGCAAGGAGTATCATAAGAAAGTTCAAGCCGAGAAAGACACGCGCTTGCAGCTATTGCAGCGGCAGAATCAGGAACTGTTGACACGTTTAGCGGAAGTTGAGCGTAAAACGCAGGGACATGATATTGCTCGCATAGATGCGGCGATGACTGACCAACAGGCTCGGATTACATTTGCTCAACAGAAGATGAAAGAAGCC